TAGATCATTACGAAGACCCTCGAAATGTGGGTAAAATGAATCCTGATGATCCAAATGTTGGTACAGGCATGGTCGGAGCACCTGCCTGTGGCGACGTAATGAAGCTACAGATAGAAGTAGTAGATGATATAATACGAGATGCAAAGTTTAAAACTTACGGCTGTGGTAGTGCTATAGCTTCGTCTTCCCTTCTTACCGAGTGGGTAAAGGGCAGGACTATACAGGAAGCGACAGACATAAAAAATGTAGAAATAGCAGAAGAGCTGTCACTGCCACCCGTCAAGATACACTGTAGTGTTCTTGCGGAAGATGCAATTAAAGCAGCAATAGCTGATTATGAGGGTAAAAATGCTGAATATAACTGCGAGTGCCAAGAAGTATCTTAATCGTAAGCGCATCGAAAAGAATAAGAAGTATATACTCTTAGACCTGAAGCCTAGTGGCTGTGCGGGTTTTGAATATACTTGGGACTACTGTGATGGACTCCCACTAGTCTTTACATTAGTAGATGATCTAGTGGTAGTTGGTGAAGCCGCTCAAACGGCAGTACACGGAAGCACAGTAGACTATCATGAAGAACTTGTGGGTTCTTCCCTTACAATAAATAATCCTAATATACAGGATGCCTGTGGGTGTGGTGTAAGTTTCACTGTATAACACCCCAAGAAAAGGAGAAAACATTGTTCAAAGTAGCATGGAACTATGACGGCAAGAAACACAAAGCCAAAGTTAAATCCCCGCTCGGTAGGTACGAATACTGCCAGATGTTAGAAAAAGAGGGAGCGACAGATATAAAAATAAAATACTATGCCCCATATGGAGAGATAGTTGATAGTTACCTACAGGGACGTTCAAAACGTAACTTTCCCAGTTTTCAAGATTACTGGAAGCAACTGGAGTTATTCTGACGGACTGCTGTTCTTAGACGATCAGTTACTCGACGATAAGAATATGCCTGGGCAAACTTTGGGTATTCGCAGACTCCAGACTCCCTTCAAGAATTTGTTTCCTCTGCGAAATGCCCTTATTAGCCACATTGGTATAATAAAACAAACGGGGAAAAATTTTATTGACTCAAAAGGCGATCCCTTCATCTACGACAAAACCTTGATGTGCAAACTTAAATACTATAAGATTCGCAAGGTTGATAGAAAAGAGGTCGCCTCGGTTTTATGGGTCAAAGGAATAAATTTTCCGTTTACAATTCCGAGACCTCCAGAGGACGGAAGAACTTGGGCAGGTATTTTACACTTAAACGATATACCTTGGCTGCTTTATGAGTATTCTGAAGAGAAGTTGAAGGATACTCGCAGGAAAATATAAACTATGGCTAAACGTAGCAAGACTCTCAACGGCTCTGGACTAGAGCTTGCTGAGATAGAACCACTAACGCGCAACCAGTTACGTGCTTTTGAAAGCGATAAAAACTTAGTTCTGCATGGTTGTGCAGGTACAGGAAAGACTTTCATCTCATGTTATCTTGCATTTGATGACATGACAAAAAATCAGTATGAAAAGTTAGTAATCATAAGAAGTGCAGTTCCTACTCGGGACATTGGTTTCCTACCAGGGACTGAAAAAGAAAAAAGCTCAGTGTATGAAGAGCCTTACTATGACATATCTATTGATTTGTTTGAAAGGGGCGACGCATACCAGATACTCAAAACTAAAAGATTAGTGCATTTTATGACTACTTCTTACATAAGAGGTATAACACTCAGAGATGCAGTTATACTTATAGATGAGTGTCAGAACATGAGTTTTCACGAATTAGACTCTATAATAACAAGAGTCGGGGAAAACTGTAGAGTAATATTCTGCGGGGACTTTTCACAGTCTGATCTAAAACAGAACGGAATGAAAGAGTTCTTCGAGATTTTAGCCTCTATGAATCGTTTTGATTTTATAGAGTTTGGAGTCGAGGATATTGTACGAAGTGGTTTTGTAAAGGAATATATTATAGCAAAAGAGTACGCATGAAAAAAGCAGTAGTCAGTAATCGTATTTATCTTGAAGTAGACGATAGATACAAGGACATTTTAAGCAAAGAGCTGACCTATACGATTCCTTCGTTCAATCCAAAGGATCCACCTATAGTCATTAAGAATATGGCACGTATTCGTAGTAACTTAGTGAGTATCCCGATTGGACGAACGGATCTAATCCCAGATGACTACGAAATAGTTGATAAGCGTATAACAAAGCCAACAGACTTTCCTAAGTTTAAGTTTGAGCTACGACCAAGCCAGAGAGAAGCTTTTGACGAAGTTGACGACAACTGCATAATAAACGCTTGGGTCAGTTGGGGAAAGACTTTTACAGGTCTTGCGATAGCTGGCAAACTAGCACAAAAAACACTTATAGTTGTACACACAGTCCCACTAAGAAATCAGTGGGCTGCGGAGGTAGAAAAAGTATATGGAATTACAGCAGGTATTATTGGAAGCGGTAGGTTTGATATTAGCAGCCCTGTGGTTATTGGCAACACTCAAAGTCTGTACCGTCGCATTCCAGATATACGTAGAGAATTTGGGACCATCATCTTGGACGAAATGCATCATGTCTCGTCTCCGACGTTTTCTAAAGTTATAGACTCAAATTATGCAAGATATAAGATCGGCTTATCAGGCACTATAGAAAGAAAAGACGGTAAACACGTAGTATTTCGTGATTACTTTGGACAAAAAGTAATCAAACCCCCAAAAGAAAACTACATGACACCAAGTGTACTTGTGTATCGCTCAGAAGTGCGATTTATGGATGGAAGTAACATTCCTTGGGCGAATAAAGTAACCCAGCTAGCATACAACGAAGAATATCTACACACCGTTGCAATGTTAGCCGCATTTTATGCCGAAAAAGGTCATAAAGTGTTGGTAGTAAGTGATCGAGTGCACTTTTTACAGACGTGCGCCGAACTGGCAGGCGAAAAAGCTGTATGTGTTACGGGGGAAGTCCCCCAGGAGGACAGAAAAAAGCTTATGTCTAAAATATCAGATGGAAAAGCGGATATTCTATGCGGAACACAGGCTATTTTCTCAGAAGGCATCTCTTTAGATGACCTTAGTTGCCTCATTTTAGGCACGCCAGTGAATAACGAGCCTCTACTCACTCAGCTAATCGGTAGAGTGATAAGACAGAAGAAAGATAAGAAAGACCCTCTCGTCATAGACGTACACTTGAAAGGGAATACTGCACGTAGGCAGGCTTCTAACAGGATGGGGTACTATATGAAACAGGGTTACAAGATACAGGAACTTTAAAAAAATAATACTTGACATGAGTTATAATTTTTGATATAATATGTTATTCTACGATTGGAAAAAGATTTATGAAACTTGTAAAGGCAATACTGCCGAGATAGTACGAGTTTTAAAAATGTTAGTAGAGAAGCAACTGCCCGTGAATCACTATGATAAGATTTACAAGTATTATCACATTGATTTCAGAGGAAGCTCTTTTTTACTGCATCCAGATGTTTTATTGTACAATGCTTATCAGTATTCGTACAAAGACATCTGTATTTATGTAGCAATGGCCAGTGCACGTTCATACGCTGAGTATGCTGCACACGGCAAACTTTCATTGGATCGAATTCATTTGACAATAGATCCTTTTATGTTTTTAGACAACCCTAGCCTACTTCGTATGGATGATGAAGGAGTTCATTTTCGATATGAAGAAGCCCCAACGGAGATACATTAAAATGGCAATATCATTTAATCAGCAGAAAGGTTCTGCTCAAAAAACCTCAATCAGCACATTTCAGTACAAGGACGGTGACAACTCTTTCCGTCTCGTAGGCGACATCCTTGCTCGCTATGTGTACTGGGTCAAAGGCGAAAACGACAAGAACATTCCTCTGGAGTGTCTGTCTTTTGATCGCAATGCAGAAGCGTTCAACAACAAAGAGAAGGATTGGGTTCGTGAGTACTACCCCGACCTCAAGTGTGGCTGGAGCTATGCAACTCAGTGCATTGACAACGGTGAAGTAAAAGTTGTTAATCTAAAGAAGAAACTGTGGGAGCAGATCATAACTGCCGCAGAGGATTTAGGCGATCCTACCGATCCTGAGACTGGATGGGAAATCAAATTTAAGAGAGTTAAGACTGGACCTCTTCCATACAATGTGGAATACCAGTTACAGCCTCTAAAGTGCAAGCCTAGTGCACTTTCGGACTCTGATGCAGCTCTCGCTGCTGATGTGAAGTCCATGGACGACGTGATGCCTCGTCCTACTCCTGACGCTCAGAAAGAGCTTCTTGACCGCATACGTCAAGAGTCTGTATCTGAGATTGATGAAACCCTTGAAGAAGAGTTCAACGTAGCGTGATACTGTTTACAGCCGATTGGCACATAAAACTGGGACAGAAGAATGTCCCAGTTGCTTGGGCGAAAAAAAGATACGAGTCTTTTTTCGAGCAAATCAGCGAACAGGAGAAACAATGTAATATGCACATAATCGGAGGCGATCTTTTTGATCGTCTGCCGACTATGGAAGAGTTGGAATTATACTTTTCGTTCATACGCAGAGTAACTATTCCTACTCTTATATACGATGGAAACCACGAAGCTACAAAGAAAAACAAAACTTTCTTTACTCAGCTAAAGCAAGTAAGTAGAGACATAAATCCGTTGATTCATGTCGTAGATTTTTCTTATGTAGACACAGACAAGGGTTTTAGTGTACTTCCCTATGCGGATTTACACCGAGAAAGCAGTATAGAGTCTTTTCATAGCTCTATGCCGCTGTTTACTCATGTGCGTGGAGAGATCCCTCCTCACGTAAAACCAGAGGTAGACTTAGATAGATTATCTGAGTTTCCTGTAGTTTTTGCGGGAGACCTCCATGCGCATAGTAATACTCAGAGAAATATTGTATACCCAGGAAGCCCCATGACTACTTCCTTTCACCGAAACGAAGTAGAAACGGGGTACTTGCTTATAAATGACAAAGACTGGTCGTGGATGTGGGATAAGTTCTACTTGCCCCAGCTTCTTCGAAAAACAGTTAGTAGTCCTGATGAGATGCTTCCAAGCGAGTATCATCACACAATTTATGAGTTAGAAGGTGACATACAAGACCTCTCGAAAGTAAAAAACTCAGAGCTTTTAGACAAGAAAGTTGTGAAACGAAGTACAGAAGCAACTCTTGTTCTCGAAAAAGACATGAGTGTAGGAGAAGAACTAGCAGAGTATCTGGAATACATACTAGAGCTTCCTAAAGATAAAATATCTAGTATAATAGGAACATTTAATGATTACTCTAAAACAGCTACAGTGGAATAACTGCTTTAGCTATGGTTCTAACAATGAGTTACTTCTTGATGACAACACTGTAACTCAAATCATTGGAACAAACGGTACAGGCAAATCCTCTATACCTTTGATTATAGAGGAGGCGCTGTACAACAAAAACTCCAAGGGAATCAAGAAAGCAGATATACCAAACAGATACATCGGTAATGGGTACAATATTAGACTAACCTTTACCAAAGATGAAGATACCTATGTAGTTAGTATCGACAGAAAGACAAGTGTAAAAGTAAAACTTGAGAAGAACGGAGAGGACATCTCCAGTCATACGGCTACAAACACATACAAAACAATACAAGACACTATTGGTGTAGATTTCAAAACTTTTTCTCAGTTAGTGTATCAAAACACAAATGCGAGTTTACAGTTTCTAACCGCTACAGATACGAACAGAAAAAAGTTTTTGATCGATTTGCTGCACCTTGAAAACTATGTCGAGCTTTTTGATATTTTCAAAGAGGCGGCAAGAGTAGTTTCCTTGGAAATTAACGGAATACAAGCAAAGCTCGATACGATAGAAAAATGGTTGGCAGATAACAAATTGGGGGATACTAACATACTTCCCATGTTAGATTTACCAATTTCTTCGGATGAAGATGAGAAGCAATTCCGTCATCTTACGAAAGAAATTGAAAATATTTCGGAGAAAAATAAAAAAATCTCAAAAAATAATCAGTTGAGACGCCTACTCGGTCAAATTGATTTACAGGAGGCACAAAACTGTAAAGTAACTGAAAAGAAGTCATATGACTCTCTGCAGGCACAAGTAGGTACGCATAGTCAAGTCGCAGCGGGGTCTCAACGCCTTATAGAAAAGTTAAATAAATTG